GCATTAATAAACAAACCTTCTTGTCTTCATGTCGTTTAGCGAACTCATTGAATGCAAGAATTACATCACCTGGTACTTTCCTACGAATGTTTCTATTATTCCATAGAACTACAAAGTCATATTCGTTTAACCCATTCTTCGTCTTGAAATCAATTAAAGATTGGTTATCTGATGAAATTGGTTTAAAGTATTTAGACACACCATGTGGTATGTATTTATATGCCCAATCTTCTTTCGGCATATTATATTTTTCAAGAGTACGTTTGTTGATACCATATGTTTGTTTTGAGATGGATATAAGCAAATCACAACTTGCATAGAATGGAGCATTCCACATCGGGTCTGGTAATGAGTCCCATATGTTATAATACATAATAGGAACAATCTGACGTACTTCCATTTCCATATCATACAACCACTTCCAAAACCGGGGGTCGGTGAAGTGTAGGATAGCGTCTGGCTTTTCAATGTTTATTAATTCACGGAGGATTTCCGGATTACCATAACCAGTGTTAGCATAAACCTTTAAATATGCATCATCCACACCGGCTTCTTTTCCAGCATCTACTGAGATGTCAAAAACTTTACCTTGGTCGGGATGTTTTAATGCAGCACCCAATTGTACCCAATCGTATTTATCTAATGTAGACAATACCAACTCCTTGGATTGTGTAGCGATACCACTATGGAGTCTGAGGTCATCTGATAGAAGAAGGATTTTCTTCTTTTTTGGTTTGTTCGGGTCTACCTTTTTTAGGGTAGGTAGTTGAATTTTATTATCCATTCGTAACTTTCTTCTTTGTTTAGATATAAATATACAAAAAATATTTATAAATTCCTAATTATGATATAAAACTTGCTGTTTTACTATAGCGAGACAGCACTCGTTTAAAATGATTAAATTCATTTTGTTTAATTTCACCAAAATGGACTATTTTATCAGAACCTCTGACTAAACAATCGTATTGATGTAGTGGTTGTGTTGGGTGAAATGGTTTCCCATAATATTCTTTAGTCATACCACTATATAAAGACATTGGTGTATTAGCTGAATTGTATTCTATATACTTACATCCTAACTCCAATGCAAATTTACGAACCCACTTTTCTATACCAGCGGACTGACCTCTTGTTATTAATATAAGTTCATCACCAAACTTCTTTTTTAGATTCCATATTAATTCTTTTACCTCTCCACGATTCTCGTGTTTAGGACTTCCTATTAATGCTACTCTCATGTTTGTTGAGTCTTTTTTGAACCTTGCGCCAATACTTTTTGGTCTGCTTCTTTTGAAGTCCCGCCGGACCACCATTCCAACACCTTGCGATTTTCTCATATGAACTGTCTTTGTGATAATAATTTAAAACTATTGAAAACATTTCGATAGATTTACCCCTATCCCATCTGTCTTCTAATGTATATATGTCAGAAGCGCCTTTTAAATCTAAAATTCGGTTGACTTCTTTTAACATAATTGGTCTAATTTGTAGTACTCCTACAGCATCTTCACGGAAGTTGTATGCTGATGTATCACCTCGACTCTCTACCCAAATAATAGCATCGATTAAATCATCATAGCTACGTGGTATTTCAATTAATTTTAATTTAGGAATACTTGTATTGATTTCAATAGTAAGTTCCTTAGACGCTAGATTAATAGGGTCTATCTTGGTTGGAATTATAAATGTTGACGATGTTAATAATATCACCGAAACACTTAGTAATAATAATCCATTTTTCATACACTATTCTTTTATTCTATCCTTTTTGTTACACAATTCACTTTTCTTAAATGGACACCATTTACAATTCTTAGAGTTCTTACCTGCCGTTGCAGGAAATTCGCCTTCAGTATTATATGAGCCATCTTCTAAGAATGATTTAGATATAAAGTCATCGAAACTATTGGAAACGTTTCTCATAGTAATACTACCATGAGCAGGTACAAAATCTTGAACACGTTTTTGAGCAAACATAGCTTCTTCCCACAACTTACGTTTTACGATAAAGTAACGAACTTGAATCTTCTCGATTGGATATCCGTATTGTTTAGAAAAGAACTTCTTGTAAAGTACTAATTGTGCAGTTTTGGTCTTATCCTTCTTCTGATAAGCATTCCACCCCTTAGTAGATGTTTTGATATCCCATATTTCTATAGAACCATCTGATACAACTTCGAATACTAAATCAAGGAATCCCTTCATCATAATATTCTCGTTAATCTCGGTTGGATAATATATTGGTAACTCGACACCTAATAGTCTCATCTTCTTTACTGAGAAATACTCAGCTCGATGCTTTCTTAGATAGTCTAATATTTGAATCCCATCTTGATAGAATTCATTCATTTCAGATTTATTAGTGAACTTACCATATCGTTCTACCATAGATTGGTATTCCTTACCCATCTCTTCTAATAGGATTTGGTTTAAGTCCATTGACTCAGCTTCTACAGCTGATTGGTTGTACATCACTTGTAACCACGATTGGATAGTCTCGTGCATCGCTGTACCGAACACAAGGTGTATTGATGGGTCAAAGTCTTTATGACCCTCCATATAATTCAATTTCCATTGTTTAGGACAATTAGCCCACATGGTGTATTGTGAATACGATACTTTTTTATCACCCTCCTGCTCTGTATGAGCTGGGAAGTTGAATACGTTTGATACCATTGACTTTTTCATATTACTAATATACGATTTATATTTGGATTTACCAAATTATTTATGTTAATATTACCCATACGATGGAAACATATCCTCCCAACCATCTACTGCAGCCTCGTTGTAGTTCCTATTCTCTTTAGGTTCTACATACTCATCGGGGTGAATTGCGTATTGTTCGTCTGGAAAGAAGTTCTCCAAATCTTTAATCAATTCACTAGCTTCCTCGAAAGTTAGCTGTGTTGTGTGGTCTTCTACGTAATTTGTCTCGTTTACTACTTTGTACAATTCTATCATATCTTTATCTCCTTTACTATGTAAAGATACGAAAAAAGCCTGGTATTACCAAGCTTTTAATGTTAAGAAATTGTTAAGTTATTTAGCCCATTTGCCGTTCTGAACTAACTGAGCGATTATACCATATACTGATAGGTCAGCGTATGTATCTTGTAGTGATTCACCAACCTCATCCGGTTGACCCAATACCACTAATTGTTTAAGTCTTTGTATTTTGTCATTCATTCTGAACCATAGTCCAGTTAGTGACAATTTTACATCATCTTTTGTTACGAGTTCCGAACCTACTGAAATGTTACCAGGTCCATAGTTACGTTGCTTTTTACAAAAGGTTTCATATTGTTCCCACATAATACGTTTATATTCATCCATCATTACAGGATAGGTTGACTCACAAAACTCCCTAGCAGTTTGTTCAGTAGTTTTATTAGTCAAAGTTCGTTCTCCATTATGGACAACTTTTGTTTTTGCTTCTCTTATTACTTCAGCCATTTCTTAATATCTTTTTTATCTACTCCGTACTTTTGGATAATTTCTGTAACTTCTTCTTTTGATAGAATGTCAACATACTCCATTACCTCACGTTGAGATACCTCAAAGTACTTTGCTAGGTATGTTAGTACATTTTCATTGTATTTACTACCACCACTTGGTTTAATGTACTTATCAAAAGAACGTTTCTTTGGTAATACATCTAAATACAATTTGTAAACCTCCTTGGGGGAGAGCTGACCAATGGTGTACATTTGTAACTCATTGACCAGCTCAAGAAGACCCATGTTCATTGATAAGAATCGATTTACCATATATGGTTCAAATGTCTTCTTATCCATAACAGATAGGGAATCCCATGGGGTTTTCTTCTCTTTTATCCCAGAGAGGTGTTCAAATAAGGTTTTAGCCTTCTTTGGTTTCTCCATCTTCAAAAAACTCTTTTGGTGTGAATTTTGGATGAACAGTACCACACTCGTTACAAACTACCACAGGGATAGGTAACATTGAGGCTTGTCCATTTGGAGATTGAACCGCTGGTACTTCTTTGTACATGGAAACTTCCGTAAAGAATATACCATCACAATTTGGACAAGTCACTGTTGGTAACTTGAACGGGTCAATTTGCATTTTTGGTGCAGCTGCTGTGGGTGGCTGACTTCCACCCATTTGTACTACTTTGCTTTTCTTAGCCATATTACTTGTTTTCTTCTACAGAAGCTTTTCTGTATTCAGTAACCAATTTCTTCATTTCACCAATTGCTTTTCTAGCTTGAGTTGCTGATTTCTTGGTTGTACCATTATGAGACTCCGTGAAGTCTGTGAATAGTGCTGTCATTTGTTCGAATAATTCTTGTGAATTTGTCATAATTTACTTTCCTAATGTTATTAAAATATTTAAAATCATCGCCATTACGTTGATTTCCTTATCAACAACCATTGTATCCTTATACTGACCATCTGCGATGTTTAAGATGGTCTGGCCTACTTTACTATGTGCGTAACTATCTACCCCATCATATAGTGACCTATACAATGGTGTAAAATCTCTTAATTTTGAATCAGTAATAATTTGTCTGATTTCTATGAATTGTTGTTTTACATCACCACCTTTTTGTAATACCTTAATTACATTATCAGCATAATTTGCTTGAACAGTTGATGTTGTGTCAATTTTTAAGTCACCTTTTACTACTTGACGTTGTGCTGCGTTCAACACTCTACGAATATCAGGATACCCACTATTAACTAAGATAGCAAGGTCTTCATTTTTGAAGTTTACGTTTTCCTCTGTTAATATATGATGTAATCTTTTAGCAACATCCTTTTTTGATGGAGGTGTTATTGCAAATGTCTGGCATCTTGATTGGATTGGGTCAATGACCTTCTCCACGTAGTTACACGTTAAGATGAATCGTGTCGATTTACTGAAAGTCTCCATTAAGTTACGGAGTGCAGCTTGGGCGTTTGGTGTCAGATAATCTGACTCATCCAAGATTACAACTTTCCACTTACGGAATCCCATTGATGATGCGAATCCACGAATCTTATCACGAACTGCGTCAACGGAGTTTTCATCCGAAGCGTTGATATACATAACATCACAATCAATCTGATTAGTGATAATTTTAGCGAGTGTAGTCTTACCTGTACCTGCTACTCCATAGAGTAACAGATGGGGTACATCCTCATTCTCAATGTAAATCTTTACTTTCTCAAGGATATGTTCGTTACCTACATAGCCTTCTAATGTATCTGGTCGGTATTTTTCAACCCATAGTGAATTACTCATCGTCCTACTTCTTTTAAGTATTTTTTCTTTGCGTCTTCCCAACTCATTCCAATGATGTCTAAGTAGAACAATGGTTCTGGCTTAATACGACCCTCATCTAATAATTTGGAATATCTACGTATAGCTTTTGGTTTCCACCAATTCATTGTATAGTCATCACCACCCTCAAACTTCTTCTTTAATTTCAATTGACTAGCATCAATTTCGTTACGAAGAAACTCATTACCATTGTCATACATTTGAGCGAAGTATACACCACGTTTAAATCCATGCTGATAATGACTTTGTTTGATTCCCAACTCTTTGAATATCATTGAAAGGATACGTTGTTTAACACCTGATACAGGTCCTTCAATTCCTTCCTTCTGAGTTGTGGTTTTGATATAATCGTCACTTAGATTATCTCTAACCCAATGATGCCATGGTTCATATACCGAGTCATCTGGTTTAGTGGAAACCTTTCCAGCAGATTCTCCAAGTGTTTTGAAATGTGGAATACCATTATATTGGGAGTGGATACCATACAAAGAAGTGGTACCTACCGCAATTAGCTCTTGGCCGTACTTCTCTTTCCAATGGTTACGAACGATTGGGGAAGTGGTCATACAAGCAACTAATTTACCACCTAAGAAGTTGTATCCCAATGGTTGGGTACATACAATCGTACTTGCGATTGTTGTGTGGTTAAGCCTACCATGTTTGTACTTATTTTCCTTGTCCCACCCAATGTAGGTATCTCTAACTCCCAATGAGGTAACATCAGAACCCAACGAAACTAAACCTAACAACTTCCCACTAACTCGGTCTTTAATATATAAT